TGTTGGATAGCAGAGAGTTTAATAAAAGATTTGTCGAGCCAACATTAGATAAATGCAAATATTTCATTGCTTCTCAATGTCATCCTAGCGTTTTTGACAAACTTTCTGGCCAGGAAGCTTACATATGGCATTGCGCGGGTGATACAGATAACGAGCATTTGTTAGAAGAAAAGTATAATGGTCAATACTACCCAGTAATGGGAGGTTCTACTGTTACATTTAGAGCAATTCATTTGCTTAGAATGCTAGGATTTTGTAAGTTTGAAATTTTTGGTTTTGATAGTTGTATTATGGATGAACATCATGCATATTCACAACCAGAAAATGATGAAGAGCAGGAAATAGAAGTTGTTTTGGGAGATAGAAAATTTAGATGTACCGTAGCCCATTTTCAACAAGCAAAAGAGTTTGTACAATTAGTTAGTACAACTGGAGATCACTACGAACTGTCCGTTCACGGTGATGGACTAATATCGTACATTATTAAACATCCAGAAATACTTAAGGAGGCGGCTTAAATGGCGGCTACAGCATGGACTTTTTATAATAGTTTTAGAGAATATTTAGGAAACGGCCAGTTTGACCTAGATGGTACTGGTACTGGTTTTTACATGGCTTTGCATACTAGCGCGGCAAGTGCTAACGCAAACAATGTTGCTCTATCTACTCAGGCATCATTAGGAAATGAAGTTGCTAACGGAAATGGTTACGCCACTGGAGGCGCATCTGTTACTGCCAGAACTTGGGCATCTGTTGCAACTAACAAATACAGATTTGATTCTACTGCTGTTACTTGGACTGCTACTGGTGGAACTATTCCTAATATTAAATACGCGGTTGTATACCAAGCAGGCGGTAAACTTGTTTGCTTTTCTAAATTAACAACTTCTCAATTTACTCTTGCACAGGATAACACATTGACAGTTACCCCTAGTGCAACTGGAATATTTGAATTAGCCTAGGAGAATAATAATGGGATTGGAAACAGCCTCCTACATTAGCCAATTAAATAGTTCAAATCCAACGGCGACAGACCCTGTAAGTGAAGGCGATGACCATTTGCGTCTTGTCAAAGGAGTCTTAAAGACTCAGTTTTCTGGTCTTACTGGAACTACTGCGGTCACTACGAGTGAAGCAGAAATGAACATCTTAGATGGAGTTACAGCCAGTACGTCTGAATTAAATATTATGGACGGTGTTACTGCTACAACTTCTGAACTAAATATTATGGATGGGGTTACCGCTACCACATCTGAGATAAATATTATAGATGGAGTAACGGCTACTACAGCAGAACTTAATTACACTGATGGAGTGACATCTAACATTCAAACTCAGTTAGATGCTAAACCAGATTTATCCGATGCTCAAACTTGGACAGCGGGACAGCGTGGAGAAATAACTGCGCTATCTTCAGCAACAACTATTACTATTGATATGGCAAACAGTAATAACTTTAGCGTAACGCTTGCCCACAACGCAGAGTTTGCAAATCCTTCAAATGACACAGCAGGACAAAGCGGTAGCATTTTCATCACGCAGGACGGCACAGGTAGTCGCACGGCCAGTTGGGGAAGCGACTGGGACTTTGCAGGAGGCACTGCACCAACACTAACCACGACAGCCGCCGCTGTAGATAGAATAGATTATGTTATTAAAGACGCGTCTAACATCCACGCTGTAGCAACACTAAATCTTTCGTAATGCCTGTATTTAATAATGTTCTAGCAGGAGCATCTGCTCAAGCAACTGGCTACGACATAGACCAGTCGTTGCGGTTCAATAACGGAGATTCCGCTTATTTGAACAGAACAGCCGGAACAGCCACATCTAACGATATTGGAACTTTGTCTTTCTGGACAAAACGCGGTATAGTTAGTGGAGGTAGGGGATTTTTTAGTAATCATGCTGATGCTAACAATAGAACGTATGTTGGTTTTGATGCCAATAAAATTCAGATGTTTGGAAAAATATCTGGTTCAGCAAATGTAGAACTTGTAACCGAGCAAGTTTTTCGCGATCCCTCTGCTTGGTATCACGTTGTTATTGCGATTGATGTTACTCAATCTACGGCGTCGAACAGGGTAAAGTTTTATATAAACGGAAGTCAAGTTACGGATTTTTCGACATCAACTTATCCGGCCCAAGATACAGATTTTCCGTTGCTTTCCAAAACTAACATGCAAGTCGGAGCGCATTACTCTAGTTCTATTGGCGATTACTATGATGGATACCTTGCGGAGTTTTACTTTATCGACGGCCAAGCCCTTGCACCTGCATCGTTTGGCGAAACCAATTCAGACACTAACCAATGGCAAGCGATTGAGTACGATGGAAGTTACGGTGATAACGGCTTCTACCTAAAGTTTGGTGGAGAAGGCTTTTTAACTTACGATAGAGAATCTGAAATTGCAGTCACCTCCAATCAGGATTGGACTAACTCAGCAGGGGCCGCAACGTCTGTCGTTCTTGATGACTTGGTAAATGGTGTTGAATCGAATGACGATGCGGGAGGCGGTTGGGCATATTCTGCATGGGCCGCATCAGGTAGTTACATTCGTTTTGATTTTGGGTCTGCAAAAACTTACAAGAACGCTCAATGGCGTTATATAAATTCAAGCGGAACTGAAGGGTCTTGGAAGTGGCAGGGAAGCAACAACGCCTCTGATTGGACAGATATAGGATCGTCGTTTACGTTGTCACCAGATTCCGCAGGTGTTGACGGTGTAAATAGAAGTCAAGAATTTGCAAGTGAATTAGGCTCAAATACTACCGCTTATCGCTACTATCAGATTCTCGGCATATCTGGAAACGTCAACACATCAGGCCGTAGACTTGCAATGTACTTTTCAGAAACGGTTTATGGTTTAGGCGGTGATTCTAGCGGTCAAGGAAATAACTTTACCGTAAATAACCTTATTTGGTCAGATCAGGTACTCGACAGCCCAAGTAACTCGTTTTGTGTTTTAAATCCAATTGACACTAACACTAGCGGAACACTTTCGGATGGAAACTTAGTAACCTCTGGCAATGCAAGAGTTACTATGCAACCAGCATCCGGTCAATGGTATTATGAAAAAGATGGTTCTGGCGTTTCAGTTAGCGGAGCATTTAATCCATCTTTGACAAGCGGAACTTACAACTTTGGATCAAGTGGCACAGGTGGCTACTCTGACGGTAATGGAAAAGGTAATTTTGACAATGCAGTTCCGTCTGGTTATTTAGCGGTTTGTTCGGACAACCTTCCAGCCGCTTCAGCCAGTACATTTAGTTATACAGGAAACGCTAACGCATCCGGCCCATTTGTTTATATGGGCTATACGCCATCTGCAATAACAATTAGTAGCACTACTTATTCTTTGTCATCGACAAATCCTTCTGACAGTATTGATTGGTTATCAAACGGAATAAAGGTGCGAAGTTCTTCCGTAAGAAATTCTAATGGAACAAGTTATTCTATTACTTCGGCCCCCATTAGTCGAGATTTCAAATACTCTAACGCGAGGTAATTATGTGGTACAGTGAAACAGAATCTTCAGTAATAAGAACGCCTCGCGCCATAACGGTTGATGGCGTACAACATCCATCCGCGATTTTTAGGAATTGGTCATCAGAAGAGTTGGAAGAGATTGCAATTTATTCTATTGAGGTTATTACTCCAGACTATAGATACTATAATACTGGGGCAGAAAATCTTGAAAAGAAAAGCCGCAGAAATCCTGATGGAACTTTTGCAGGAGGCGCTGACTACTACGAACTAACTTACGACACTACGGAAAAAAATGTAGACGATCTTAAGTCTGACCTTATTTTTAAGATAAAAGAAAACACAGGCGTATTGATTGCCCCTTCTGACTGGATGGTAATTAGAGCAACTGAAGGCGGTACTGCCATGCCTGCTGATTGGACTACATACCGTAGCGAAGTTAGGGCGCATGGCAACAGCCTTGAGAATGGTGTAGAAGCGTTTGCATCTGTACAGGCAGTCAAGAATTTTCAAAACCATGAGGTTCAGGAAGAACGAAAGGTTAGTCTAGACTCTGATGAAACTGTAATTGTTGATCGTGTTGTAGACAAAACATATTGGAATTGGCCTTCGGCTCCTGATGCAGTGGTTGATCCTTATCACGTTAGGTACATATAATGGCATTAGAAAGCGCAACATTTATTAGTGGTCTGGTGAACACAAACCCCAGTG